TGCCAAAGCCCAGCACCCTCATGCACCCCAGCGATTACGCCGAGCTGCCCGAGCTGCGCTGCCTCTACCGCGGTACGCTGGCCGGTCTGCCCCAGCGCCAGAGCATGGAGCTGGGCGAGGTGGAGAGCGTCATGGGCCTTTACCTGAACATCCTTCTGGGGGCCGTGAAGGGCAGAGTGCGTCGGCTGTTCTGATTTTTTGAAAAATTTGCTGAATAGTTAAAATAAACTCGAAAGAAATCGACACGGTTTCTTCCGGGTTTATTTTTTTGCGCATTTTTAGGAAACGAGGGGGCTGAGAGAACTTTGGGCGGCAGACATTTGACGATTGAGGATCGTCGGGAGCTGGAAAAATATTACCTCGATAGGATCAGCGTGGAGAGCATCGCGGAAACTCTGAGGGTTCACCGCTCCACTATTTATAACGAGCTTCGCCGCGGGGACACCGGGCGGGTGGACAAAAACGGGAACTGTGAGTACAGCGCAGAGCTGGCACAGAAAAGAATCTGCGATGCCCGCCGCAGCATCCATCATAAGAAGCAGGAGGACACCGCAAATGCCGATGTTTAAGACCTGCACGGCCTGTAAGGAAACATTCATTGCAGAGTCACCGTTCATCAAACTGTGTCCGATCTGCAATGCAAAGAGCCAGACCACCCCGGCGGAACGTGCGCAACGCAAAACTCGCATTACCCCGGATCGGCTGATGCTGGATGTTCGACAGGCGGATGCAGCGGGTAAATCCTATGGCCGGTGGCGGTACGAAGAAACCGAACGCCGCCGAAAAGGGGAAGAAGAGGAACGTCGCAAGTTTGAGGAACGCCAGAAACGGCGTGAACAGATGAAAGCAGCAAAGGAGAACGAACATGGCGAAAGTGAAACTTGACTACATGAGCCTGAGCATGAGGGCAGAGGGAAGCGACGACATGGTGCGGGAGCTGTCCGGCAGATTCCTTGACATGGCGGACAAGTATGCCGCACCCGGATTTTACTTCCCGGCTCTTCCTCCCTCCGTTTTCGAGGACGGTTGCCGTGACCCGGAAGAACTGAACACGGGAGATATGAAGCCGCTGACCACGCCGAAAGAAGTTGCACCCGGCGCAGACTGGGACGTGGTGGCAATCTATGACGATGCGGGCATTCCGTCCATCATGCACCGATTCCGCCGCATGAGCAATAAAGAGTTGTTCGGTGGCAGCGACAAGCCGCACCCGGCGTTCATCATCGGCGGCGAGGTATACGACGAAATCTATATTTCCGTGTACCCCAATGTGATGATTAACGGAAAGCCGTACAGCCTGCCGTTTCAGAAACCGGCGGGAAACATCACGCTGGACGACTTCTCCAAAGCCTGTTTCAGCAAGGGCGAGGGCTGGCATCCAATGACGGCAGCAGAGTGGGGCTTCCTTGCAAACCTTAGTCTGAAACTGGGGACTCTGCCGCACGGGAACACCGACTACGGCGCATGGCATGGCGACCATAAGGAGCACGGCCAGAAAGCACCGAACAGCAATCGGACGCTCACCGGAACTGGCCCGGAAACGTGGACGCACGATCACACCAAAACCGGTGTCCACGATCTGTGCGGCAATATCTGGGAAGTGCTGGCCGGTCTGCGGATTAAAAACGGTGTGCTGATGGTGGCCGCGAATAACGATGCAGCACTCCCCGAAACCGACCTGACCCAGTGCGGCGACGACTGGAAGCTGCTGACGGACGATAAGGGCGCACCAGTGTATGTTTCCGCATCCGGCAGCAAGATCGTGTTTACCACTGACAACGATGAAGCGGGCGGCGTGGGCAGCTCTGAGTGGGGCAAGGTCAAGACGGAATGCAAGAGCGAAATGCTCAAAGAGTATGCGCTGTTCGCC